GTATATGATTATTATGAAGTAGTGGGTGGTAATACTGGTACACTAGCTTAACAGCTAATCTATAGAATGGAATTATAATATGGCTGAACTATTCGGCTTTGAAATACGAAGAAAACAGGAAGACCCCATCTCGTTTGCTCCAAAAGTAACCGATGATGGGGCTGCTGTTGTAGCCGAAGGTGGTGCTTATGGCACTTATGTGGATCTTGACGGTTCGATTAGAACAGAAGCAGAACTTGTTAACAAGTATCGTGAGATGGCTCTTTACCCTGAGGTAGATCAAGCTATTGATGATATTGTAAACGAAGTTATTACACAAGAACCAGAGCAAGAAGTTGTTGAACTCATCCTCGATGACACTGAACTTCCTGATAGAATCAAGAAGCTCTTTATTGACGAGTTTAAAGAAGTTCTTACTCTTCTAGAATTTAATCAACTCTCATATGAAGTTTTTAGACGTTGGTACGTTGATGGTAGAATTTACTATCACGCTATTACGGATGAAGAAAATCCTACAAAAGGTATAGTAGAGCTACGCTATATTGACCCGCGTAAGATTCGTAAGATTAAAGAACAGAAACGTAAAAAAGCTATCAATAACGTTCCTCTGACCCAGGACGGTAAAGAGTACTATATCTATAACGATAAAGGCTTTGCAAAGACAGCCGGTAACTCTTCTATACCTTCTAATACTATTGGCGGTATTCGCATTGCTAAAGACTCGATTGTACATTGTACATCAGGTCTAACATCTGTTAATGGTGATCTAGTTCAGTCTTATTTACATAAGGCTATTAAGCCTCTCAACCAGCTGAAGTCAATGGAAGACTCGCTGGTTATCTATCGTATATCGCGTGCTCCAGAACGTCGTATTTTCTATATCGACGTTGGTAACCTTCCTAAGATGAAGGCAGAGCAATATCTTCGTGATATTATGACCAAGTTTAAAAACAAGCTCGTCTATGACGCCGCTACAGGTGAGATTAGAGACGATCGTAAGTTCATGACCATGCTTGAAGACTTCTGGCTACCTCGCCGTGAAGGTGGTAAGGGCACAGAAATTACTACTCTGCCTGGCGGTCAAAACCTTGGTCAGATGGATGACGTACTTTACTTCCAACGTAAACTATACAAGTCACTAAACGTTCCTATCTCACGTCTTGATCCTGAAGTACAATTTAACTTCGGTAGATCAACAGAGATTACAAGAGACGAAGTTAAGTTTGCTAAGTTTGTTGCTAGACTACGTAATAAATTTTCTATTCTATTTTCCAAAATACTAGAGCGTCAGCTCATCCTCAAAGGTATTATTACACCTGAGGAGTGGGATGGTCTTAACCAGAATATTCGCTTTAAGTTCTCGCAAGACAACTATTATGCTGAGCTAAAAGAGACCGAAATCCTACGTGATCGTATTGCGATGCTTCGTGATATCGATGACTATACAGGTAAGTATTACTCGCATGAGTGGGTTCGTCGTAAGGTTCTTCATCAATCGGATGAAGAGATGGAAGAGATTGATGAGCAGATCGCTGATGAAGCTGATAATCCTCAGTATGCAGGCCCTGCTGACGAGGCTGAAAATGCACCAGATGGGCAGTCTCAAGATCAAGGCGGCGGTGAACAATATCAACCACAGCAGCCTGCTCAATAAAAGTTTTTATAAATATACAGTATAATTGACCAAAAGGAATATTTTTATGGCTGATACAACAGATTTACTTGGGTTTGCAATTGAAAAGAATCCTGTTGATTTCGCTGATACATTAAATCAAATGTTACAGCAAAAAGCACAAGATGCAGTTGAAGCACATCGAATTACACTTGCACAGGCCATCCACGGTGGTGAAGATCCTGTTAAAGAAGACGATGTTGACTTAGATGCGGATGACGATGCAGATGATGTCGGTGATGACGACTTCGAGTTCTCGGAAGATGAGCTTGATGAATTAGGTGATGATGACCTTGATCTGGATCTAGAAGATCTAGACTTAGATGATTTAGACCTAGACGACGACAACGGGGACGATACAAATGACGAAGACGCTTAAGGATTTCTTAGAGGTTTACAAACCAAAGTCACCTGACGAGCAGAAGTTCGTTGATAAGCATGTTGTGATCAAGCATAAGGATCGCGGCGACGACGTGTTCAATGGTAACACTAAGACCATTAAGCGTAAAGAAGAGCGTCATGGATATGACGCTGGTGAAGACGAAAAGGTGTATGAGGCGCTTAAAGGCGATCAGCACAAGATCGATGCCAATAAGAATGGCAAGGTCGATGCTCACGACTTTAAACTTCTTCGTAAGAAGAAAGTTGCTGAAGAAGCCGAAGATGTAGAAGAAGCCAGAATCTACACAGACGATTACGAAGTTACTTCTGAAAAGTCGCAGTTTGGTGGTCACCGCCCTAAGGTTGTTCATAAAGAAAAAGGCCATACGATGTTTCTTGGCCAGCATGCTTACAAGAAGCCAGCGACAGCGGTTAAGCACGGTGAAGCTTATCTCAGCGCTTACGCCACAAGAGGTGATAACGCTGCCCAGAATGCCTCCTTTGATTTCGCGCGCGCTAATAAGAAGCACCTCTACGTTAAAGAAGATATCGATACTGTACTAGACGAAGCTCTAGATCTACTCATGTCGATCGACGAAAAGACACTTACACCAGCTGAGATGAAGAAGCGCGAAGAAGTAGTTAAGGCTATCAAGCGTGACGATCCAAAGATGGATAAGTCGATGGCTTATGCTATTGCTACAAAGACAGCAAAGCGTGTTGCTGAAGGTACAATGCCAACAGCTGACGAACCAACAGATGCTAATAAGAAAATGGCTCAGAAAGTTCGCGATCTACTTGCTAAAGAAAAGAAGCCTGTTAAGGAAGAAGCTGAAGATCTTGATGAATCAGCTAAGATTGCAGCTCACCTAATCAAGCGCTATGGTGACAATGTTCGTAAGAGCCATATCCGCTCAGCTGCTAATGATTTCGGTGTAGATGCATCAAAGTTAGCAAAGGCAGTACGTACCAAGCTTGGTAAGACATCGCTTGCTGAAGAAGAGCAGAAGAGCCCAGCTGAACATTATAAAGCTGATTTACCTAACATTCTTAAAGATATTAGAGGTAAGAAAAAGAGCCATTCCGATCTACGTCGTGAGTATGGTGGTAGCTGGAAGCGTCTAGCAAATTCTACTGCAGATGAGCATGGTCATAACTACAATCGTATAAACTTTATGATAAGAGCAAGACAGATGCTCGCTCTGCCTACAAGTACTACGGTCGCAAAAACACAATGCGTAAAATTGCGAATGAAGAAGTAGAAGATCTTGATGAGCTTTCAGTTGCAAAGCTAAAAGACTATAGAACAAAGGCTCGCGCTGATGCATATGATGCAGACGATGTTGACGATGAGCGTCGCTATCGTAAGCGTGCTGCTGGTTCTAATACAGCTGGTAAGAAGATTGTACGTCAAGGCGGCAGTCTACGTGCAGAAGAAGCAGAAGGTCTTGATGAACTTTCAAAGGGCAAGATGCAAGACTATATGGACAAAGCTTCAGATGCACGCGGTCATCGTAACCTCTCTACCAAGAAGGTTGACAATCGCTATGCAGGTGTTAAGAAAGCATCAGACAAGCTTACTAAGGAAGAAGTCGAATCTATAGATGAACTCTCAAAGAAGACAATGGGTTCTTATGTCAAGAAAGCATCGGGTGCTGAACGTCCAAAGAATCCAATGAATCCAAAGAGTGTTCCTATTACAACAATCGCTGCATATCAAGGCGACAGTGAAACAGGACACTTCGGCAAAAGATTTAACCAGGCAACTTACGATAAGGCAGAACGTCTTCGTAAGAACCGTGAGACAGGTATCAAAAGAGCTGTTGATAAGATTACTAAAGAAGAAGTTGAAGCTATTGATGAGCTTTCAAAGAAGACTATGGGATCCTATGTAAATAAAGCAGCTTTTAAAATCGGCGATCAAGGCATTACTGCAGGTCTTAAGATTCAAAACAATGAACCTGCTGATAAGAACTTTAAGAGAATGGGTAATCGCCAAAAGGGTATTGAAAGAGCTGTCAAGAAATTAACTAAAGAAGATGTTATTAATCGTGCTGTTGAAAGGTACGTACCAGAAGAACTAAAGTTCACCCCTGAAGAGCGTCTTCTTAAGAGAATCAATGGTCTTTCTGAAGCTCATATCAATACGATACTGGGTCTTTTCGAAGCCCTAAATAAAGATAACCAAAACAAGATGATTGAGGCTGCTGAGACCCGCGAAGGTATTAATCAGATTCTCAACTTTGTATTAGAGAACAGAGGTAACTAATGCCATATTCAGTCGTATCGAATAGAAAAAGCACTTCTGTTGTTCTTCACTTTGCGTCGGCAAATACAACTGTTCTAGTTACAGGTAACACTGCTACATCAAACATTGCTTTGCCAGGTGAAACAATTACTGGGGCATATATTACCCAGGCAGTATGGGGTTGTGACCCTAATGGTTACATCACCGTAAAGCGTGGTGGTACTCTTGTCGCTGCTTATGACTCATCAGGTCAGCATGAGTATGCAGGCTGTGGTATGCCTATTAATGTAGGTGCAACTGCTGCTAACTTACAAGTTGATATCATGGGATCTACAAATTGCTTCCTTCTACTAGAGTTGCAGAAGCAAGGCAACTTAACCGCTAACACAGAATACTAAGAGGGAAAGATGAAACTTATTACAGAAGTTCTTGACGATCTACAATACGTCACAGAAGCAAAAGAAGACGGTAGTAAGAACCTCTACATCGAGGGCATCTTTCTTCAATCCGCTATTAAGAACCGTAATGGTCGTATGTATCCAGAAGAAGTAATGGACAAGGAAGTTGCCCGTTACATGAAAGAAGCTGTTGATACTAAGACCGCTATGGGCGAGCTAGGCCATCCTAACGGTCCACAGATCAACCTTGACCGCGTGTCACACCGTATTGTAAACCTTCGTAAGGAAGGCACAGACTATATTGGTAAAGCACTCGTCACAAATACACCCATGGGTAATATTGCTCGTGGTCTTATGGAGTCCGGTGCACGTCTCGGTGTTTCCTCTAGAGGAATGGGCTCACTGAAACTTAACAAAGAAGGTGTAAACGAAGTTCAAGACGATTTCAGACTTGCTACTGCAGCTGATATTGTTGCTGATCCTTCAGCGCCTAATGCCTGGGTTGACGGCATCATGGAAGGTGTTGATTGGGTCTATGATGAAAGACTTGGATACAAGGCTATTCAGGTCGCTGAAGAAGCAAAGAGACAAATCGAGAAAGCTGTTTCCTCTCGCAATCTTCAAGAGAAGAAACTAAAGATCTTCGAAAATTATCTATCGAATCTTTCAAAGATTAGAAATTAATAAATAAACCAGAAATATACCTTATAAGGAGTAAAAAATGGCCGAGAAGGAAACACAAGTAGACAGCAACGAAGAGCTTCACAT